CCGCGTGCTGACGCGCGGGGCCGACGCGGACATGCCGGACGGCATCAAGCCGCCCGCACGATTGGGGCGCTGCGACCCGTTGAGCCTCTCAACCGTGTTCCGTGGCGTGCAGGTGCTGCAAACCGCCATCACCGGTTTGCCTATCCATGAAATCAGGGGAGGCGTGAAGCTCGACACGGTTTCCTCCATCGTGCTTCAGCCGGACGTGAACCGCAGCCGCCGCGACTTCCTCGCGGACATGGTGGCAAGCATGGTATTGGACGGGAACGCTTTCGTGCGATTGGTGCGGTTCGATGGCGAAGTGGTCTCTTGCGAGGTGCTTCCACCATCCCTCGTGACCGTGAGCGACGACGGCAACGACCCGGCCGCGCCCAAGCTCCGCTATAGCTATCTGGGCCATGATTACACGGCCGACCAGATCGTTCATTGCAAGTTTTTGAACGTGCCGGGCCGGTTGCGTGGGCTTGGGCCAATCTCGGCGGCGCGTGAGGAGGTGGAGGCCGCGCAGATGGCCCGCACCTACAAGGCCAAGTTCTATAGCGACGGTAGCAACCTCAAGGGCTATTTGCAGACGGAGGAAAAGGTGACGCCGCAGGTGGCCAAGGACGCCAAGGAGGCGTGGAAAGCCACGGGTGAGGCCGGCGACGTAAAGGTGCTCGGCTCGAAACTCAAATACGTTCCCTTGGACATGAAACCGGCAGATTTGCAGTTTTTGGAGACGCAGAAGTTCGACACCACTCAGATCGCGCGGCTTCTAGGCATCCCGGCGAGCATCATGTTGGCGGCCGTTGACGGTAGCAACCTTACTTACTCGAATATCGAGCAATCGTGGATCGAGTTCGCCGATTACACGTTGGCGGCTTATGCGGGCGAGATAGAGGAACTTTTCAACCGTTTGTTACCGAGGGGCCGCACGGCCGCGTTCGACTGGGACAGCAGCCGGCGCGCCGACATGGCCGACCGGTTCAACGCCTACAAGACGGCGATAGAGGCCGGGTGGATGGACGTGAACGAGGTGCGCGCAAGGGAGGCGTTGCCGCCTCTCATCGCGGCACCGCAACCGGAACCACAGGAGCAGCCACAAGGACAGGAGACGCAGGATGAAGCATGAAATCGGGTTTAAGGGCGTGTGCCTACGCGCGGCCGAAGAGGGCGACGGGCGCACGTTGGAGGGTGTGGCCGTGCCCTACGGCAGCGTCATCAGCACATGGGACGGTGCCGAGACGTTCGACGCCGATTGCGTTTTCGACGACACGGACACGGCGAAGCTCTGCTACCAGCACGGGGAGCTTATCGGCCGCATCACCGGCGCGCAGCCCCAAGAGGACGGCTTGCATATCACGGCGCATATCAGCGACACGCAGCGCGGCCGGGACGTGGTGGCCCTGTTGCGCGACGGCGCGCTGGACTCGCTCAGCGTCGGCTTCATGCCGATTGAGGACGAAACCGACAAGCAGGGCGTCACCCACCGCAAGCGCGTGCGCCTCCTGGAAGTGTCGGTGGTGTCGTGGCCCGCCTACGAGGCCGCGAAGATCACTTCGCAGCGCAGCAGCGAAAACATTCGGGAAACCGGAAACAACAGGAAAGGAAACGAAATGGACCTTGCGGAAATCAACGACAAGCTGAACGGCATCATGGACGAACAGCGCAGCATGAAAGCCGCCATTGCCAGGAACACCGACAGTGAGCCGGCCAAGGTCATGGGTGCTGAGTATCGCACGGCCGGCGACTATCTTCAGGCGCTCTACCGTGGCGACGAAGCGGCAGTGCAGCTCATGCACGAGTGCCGTGACCTCATCGCCACCGGCGACACTGGCAACAAGGTGACATGGATTAGGGATGATTTGCGACTGATCGAGCAGCGCCGCAAGGTGACCAATCTCCTCACCCATGACACGCTGCCGGACAAGGGCATGACGATGGAATACAACGTGGTGGCGTCCGACACCGCCACGGTGGACAAGCAGGAGAACGAGGGCGGCGCGTTGCAGTTCGGCAAGGTCACGTTCGGCACCAAGAGCGCAAGCATCGAGACCTACGGCGGCTACACCACGCTTTCGCGCCAGACCATCGAGCGCAGCACCACGCCCATGCTCAACACCGCGCTGGCGGCGTTGCGCAACGCCTACGCCAAGGCCACCGAAAACAAGGTGCGGACGTTCCTGTATAACACCATCACGGCTCAGCGCGACGCCGAGACGGACGCGAACAAGATCGATGCACCGGCCCAACTGTCGGCAATGACCATCGATCAGTGGGCCATGCTGATCATGGACGCGGCGGAACTGGCCGACGACCGCAACGTGAGCCTTACCCGCCTGGGCGTTTCCAAGGACGTCATGGCCGCGCTTATCAAGCTCAAGGACACCGGTAGCCGCTTCTTCGATTTGAGCGGTGACGGCTCCGACACGTTGGGTGACTTCGACCTCACCGGCATCGCGGGGAAGTTCCTACGAGTCCCGGTGCAGATGCTGCCCAAGGCCCCGGCCGGCACCGCGTGCTTCATCGACCCCGAGGCCGTGACCGTTTGGGAGTCGGGCGGCCCCACCCAGCTCAGCGACGGCGACCCGACCAAGCTCACCGAGAACTACAGCGTCTACGGATATATGGCTGTGGCGGCGACCAGGCCGCTCGGGCTTATCCCTGTGAAGTTCGCGGCAACGGCCAAGTCTGGCGAGTGACATGGCCGACGACTGGACGAACTATGAGGCGGCGGTGAGGGACGAAATCAACGTTCCCACCGGCGACGACGACCGGGTGCGCCGCGTCATCCAAGCGGCCATCGGCTATGTTCGCGGCGCGCTCGGCGATAGGAACGTGGGAAAGGAGGTCATGGCGGACTGCGTTACCTCTTGCGCCGCCGACCTCTACAACAGCCGGGACGCCAGACTGGGCGTCATGAGCGTGGGCGACGGCACGTTGGAACCGTTCAGGGTCAGCAGCGACCCGTTGCGCTCGGTGTGGCCGAAACTCAACGCGGCCGGCATCCTGACCGGGAGCGTGGTGATCGCATGAGCAGCCAAGTAACACGAGAGCGCGAAGCCCTTATGGACATGCTGACGGACGCCATGGGCGACCTCGCTTGCGTCGTCACCATCGACGCGCAGGACGCCCGCCCGTTGCCAGGAAAAATAGCGGTGCTGATAGACCCGCCGGAACTCACGTTCGAGGGCTGGCATATGCAGACCATCACTTGGACGGTGAACCTCATAGCCGGCACCATGGCCACGCAGACGCTCGCCTTGGACCTGTTGACTGACGGCGTGCAACGCTTGCACGACCGCCAAGTGAACTTGCGGGACGCGAAACCAAGCACGTTCAACCTGACCGGAGTGGGCAGCCTGGCCGCCTACACCATAACCCTCAATCCATTGGATTCATAGAAAGGACACAATCATGGCGACAAGAACCCTTGGACCGGGCAAGCTCACCATCACCGACACCGAAAGCGGGCGCGACTTCAGCGCCGAAGTCACCAAGGTGCAGTTGGTGGCGTCGAACAACACCGACGACCCAATCAATTTCCTTGACGGCTCGCAGGACACCAGCTCAAGCACCGATTGGACGCTTGAGGGAACCATCGTTGACAACTTCGACACGGACAACCTCGCCAACTGGTGCTTCGACCATGCCGGCCAGACGCTGCCGTTCGAGTGGGTGCCGAACAACAAGGGGGCGACCAAGTGGAACGGTAAGGTGAACATCTCGCCCGTGAGCATCGGCGGCGACGTGAAATCAAAGAACAGCAACGACTTCAGTTTCCCCGCGACCGAACTCGCGCACTCCGCCTACACGTCGTCCGCCGAGGTCTGAAATGGCAGCCAAAGCCGCGTATGTCGTCGGTCAGCAGCGTTTCGTACAGACCATGCGCAAGGCCGGCGCGGACATGCAGGAACTCAAGGACGTGAACCGGCAGGCCGCGAACATCGCCTTGCCGTCCGTCCGCACTCTCACTCCGCGCGGCAAGTCCGGCAAACTCGCCGCTTCCATCCGCGTGGGCGCGACCCAAAAGGCCGGTGTCATCCGCGCCGGCCGCAAGTCCGTGCCCTACGCGGGAGTCATCAACTACGGGTGGCCTAAACGCGGAATCAAACCACGCTTGTTCGTCAATCAGGGCGTGGCCGACACTGAAAACGCATGGCAACGCGTCTACAAGCAATTCATCAACAAAACCATGAGCCAGGTCAAAGGAGCATAGAACATGAAGACCATCAGAATCACCCACACCAACGGCGACATCAACGAAGCACCGTTGACGCCGCGCGTCATCTGCGAGGCCGAGGAACACGCGCAGGCCCGGAAATGGGCCGCAGGCGATGCAAGCCGCATCAGGCAGGCGTACTACATGGCCTACCTCGCCGAAAAGTTCGCCAAGCTCACCACCGCCGACTATGACGCATGGCTCGACGGCGTGGACGTGGACGGCGTGGAGATCAAGGGCACGGAGACCGACGCGGGAAACCCTACGGACTGACGCCGTGGCCCGAAGAGTCCATGGGCAGACTCTCATGTCTACTGGCCCGCTATTTCGGCGGGACGCCGTGGGAGTGGCGAGAGAAAGCCACGGGCATGGACTGGGCCACAGCGATTGAAATCATCCAGACCGAAGCCGAGAAGATAGAGGAGGCGACGCATGGGACATAGCGCGATAATGTCCGTGAGAATCACGGGCAACAGCGACGACGCCGTGAAGGCGTTCCAGAAAGCCACCGCCAAAGCGTCCGCTTTCGGCAACTTCATGGGCGGCGCGGCCCTCAAGGGCGTTACCGCCCTATGGGACAAGGTGAGTTCGTTCGGCAGCGCCGTGATGGACATGAGCGACAGCACGGACAAGTTCGTTTCGACGATGAACTTCGCCGGCATCGACACCACTAACGTCGAAAAGGCAAGCAAGGCGGCGCGCGACTACGCCGACCGCACCGTGTACGATCTGGGCACCATCCAGAACACCACCGCCCAGCTGGCCGCCAACGGCATAGGCGACTACACCGGTCTGACCGAAGCGGCCGGCAACCTCAACGCCGTGGCCGGCGGCAACGCCGACACGTTCAAATCGGTGGCCATGGTGCTCACCCAGACCGCCGGAGCCGGAAAGCTGACCACGGAGAACTGGAACCAGCTCGCCGACGCCATCCCCGGCGCGTCCGGCAAGCTCCAGGAAGCCATGTTGCAGAACGGCGCTTACACGGGAAACTTCCGCGACGCCATGGAAAAAGGCGAAATCAGCGCCGACGAGTTCAACCAGGCGATCATGCAATTGGGCATGAGCGACGTGGCCAAGGAAGCCGCCAGCAGCACCAAGACCATGGAAGGCGCTCTAGGCAACTTGGAGGCATCAATCACCGGCGGACTCACCGACGCGTTCAACCTCATCAAACCGGCCGTGACGGGCGCGTTGACCGAAGCCGGAAACCAGATAAGCCAGTTCAGCCAGACCGCCACCAACGGCTTGCAACAGTTCATCCAAGGCATAAGCGACACCGGAGCGTTCCAAGCGCTCTCCAACATGGTGTCAAGCATCGGCAACGCGCTATCCGCGTTGGGCGGCGCGTTCGCCAGCATCGCCACGACGATAGCGCCCGGCTTACAAGGCCTATCCGACGCCGGCAGCATCGGCACCACGGTGGGCGATGCATTCAACGGCGCGGCCGGCATCATCCAGGCGCTGGCGGACAAGCTCACCCAGTTCGGCGATTGGGTGAACGCCAACGCGGAACCCATCAGCGGCGCTCTAATAGCCATCGGCGGAGGTTTCGCAGCGTTCAAGGTGGCAAGCGTCATCAGCGCCGTGGTATCCGCGTTGCAGGGCTTCAGCCTGGCGTCCACCGCCGCGTCAATCGGACAATGGGCGTTGAACGCGGCCATGAACGCCAACCCCGTGATGATACTGGTCACCGCCATCGGCGCGCTTGTGGCGGCGTTGGTGTGGTTCTTCACCCAGACCGAGACGGGCCGGCAGATATGGAGCCAGTTCACCGCGTTCCTGGGCAATTGCGTGAACAACATAATCGCGTTCTTCCAGTCGTTGCCGGGCCGTATCGGCGCGTTCTTCCAAAACGCGGCCGACGGCGCGAGGAACACGTGGAACAGCGCCGTTGATTGGTTCAAGGGTTTGCCCGGCCGTATCCTCGACGCCATCGGAAACGTGGGTTCGATATTGGTCAACGCAGGCGCAAGCATCATCAACGGTTTCTGGGACGGCCTCAAAGGCGCTTGGAGCAACGTGACCGGCTGGATCAGCGGCATCGGCGACTGGATCAAGGCCCACAAGGGCCCGATCAGCTACGACCGTCGCCTGCTCATCCCCGCCGGCACATCCATCATGCAGGGATTCGCCAGAGGACTGCAAACGGGCTTCGACGATGACGTGCGCTCGACCGTCGCCGGAATCAACAGACGCCTCGCCTCGACCACGCTCGACATGGCCGTGGCGCGAGCCTCCACGGCCCACAACGAAGCCATGACCGTCCACATCACCGTCAACGGCGTGCTCGACGGCAACGACGCGGCAAGGAGGATACGCAAGGTGCTGGCCGACTACGACAGGAAGCGGGGCAACTGATGCAGGTCCCTTACGCATTTATGGAAATCGACGGCAAGTGGACGGACATCACCGCCCATACCGGCGACGTGTGCGCGCTGGCCGGATTCGAGATCGAATGGGGCGCGAACACCGCGCTCAGCCAACCCGAACCAAGCGTGCTCAACATCACGCTCATCGACCATGACGGCAGGCTCGCCGGACGCTCGCTCAGCCTGCTCGGCGCGCGCATCATGATCTATCTGAGCGCCCCTCCGACATGGGACGACATCACCGAGCTCGGAACATGGGTCGACAACGACGACGTCACCATCGCCGACCTGCACACCAAATACCGTCCGCTGGACACCAGACAGCCCGACCCGCTCACCCCGTGCATGTTCGTCGGCCGTGTTAGCTCTGGCGGCACCGTCACCCCGTACCGTGACGGGTGGAAGATCGAACTGTCCGCCAGCTCGCAACTGCTCGACTGGAAACGCCTGCAATCACAGGGGCCGACCAGCGGCGATGCGAAATACAAGGGACTGCACTGGGTGGGCACGCCGACGCAGCGGCTGGAGGAGATGAACAGCCGCGCACGGACGGCCGGAGCCCCAACGGCGAACATCTGTGATCTCGCCTATCCGCCGTCATGCGCGCCGTACGCCGGATCGGACAACGTCAGCCAATACGACCTGCTGCACCGACTGTTCGCCCATTCGCACCTACTGCCCATGTGGTACGAGACCCCGCGATGGACCAGACCGACCATCGACCCGCTCGACCTGACCACACCATGCCTTATCACGGCGGACACGGACGGCACCATGGTCGCCTCGCGCAACGGGACGACGGGCATCTGCCTGGACTCCGGCGACGTGATCGTCGGCGAATCGCTCAACATCCCGGAACCCGTCACCCAGGTCAAGATCACGACCAGGAAAACCACCGTTGACGGGGACGGGGTGCTCGGCGTGGACGACGCCAGCGTCATCTACCAGTCAACGGGACTCCCGGACAACCTCACACAGCAGCAGAACAGCCTGACGTGCGAGTCGGACGCCGTGACCGACGACCAAAGCCGCGGGGCATGGGGACAAGGCACGTACACGCCCACCACCACCAAACGCGACCAGGTCTCCGCATGGATCACCGCGCTCGATACACGGCTGACACCGGGAAACATCACCGTGGACGGTCTCAACATCGACCCCGCGATCCGGCCCGAGCTCTACCGCTGCACGCCACCGCCACCACTCACGTTCGCCGGCAACCGATTCCACACACTCGCCGGCAGCGACGGACGACCGAGCTTCAGCGGACCATGGCAGGCAATCGGCGGCATCATCACGTTCGAATGGCGCGACGAACGCCCCGTACTCCGGCACGAAATGAACCTAATCCCCTTGCCCGTCGACGAGACAAACCAGCTCGCATGGAACGACCTGGACGGCTGGCCGGCGTCCTGGCACCAAGTCGGCTTCAGCTGGGCGGAAATGGGAATCATTTCAACCATCACGAAAACAAAACAACAGGAGGAATCATGACGACACAGACCAGCCGGTACAAGCTCACCTATCCGACCGGCAGCGACCTGGTCAGCCAGGCACCCGCACAATTCAAGCAGCTCGCGGAGAGCGTCGAAAGCGCGTTGAGTGAGGTGGATGACCGGCAGACCGCGAACGCGGTCAAGCCCGTCGTGCGGAGCACGCTCGCGCAGCTGGCCGAAGCGTCGGCCGTGACGGGCCAGACCGGCTACGTGACCGCGGACGGATCGAACAACGGCGCGTACGTGTGGTCCGGATCGGCGTGGGTGCAATACGCGATGGAATCGGAGATCACCGCCATGAGGTCCTGGCAGGTATGCACGTTCAAAATGCAGAACGATGCATCGTTCGCAGGATTGGCCTACGGCGGAGAGAACCGTCTGCTGTACAACGCTGCCCTGCGCCTGATCCGCGTGGACCTGGCACCGTTCAAGAGCACGGTGGACGTGGGCAGATATCAGGTGTATCTGCCCAGCAGCGGGACCATCAAGCCATCCAAGTCGCTAAGCATCGGGCAAGCGCTTTTAGACGACGGGACCATGGGCCGTGAGCTGACGCTGAACACGGACGGCACCGTGAGCGTAGGACCCGAGATCAAGACCGGTAACCTGATCCACCCACTGCCGAACCTCATCCCCGTCCCGTCCGGCGTGACCGTTACCGCCACCGGCGGCACCAGCATCTGAGAGAAAGGACCCGACATGGATAAAACGGAAATCGCGGCGCTCTGCATCGTCGGCATCATGATTGTCATGGACTTCCTCACCGGTTTCGCCAAAGCGGTGAAGAACCACGACGTCAGCAGCGAGAAGATGAGGGATGGACTCTGGCACAAGATCTCATTCATCATGATCGTGGCACTCGGCGAGATCCTTGAACATGGGCAGCGCGTGCTCGATATGGGATTCTCGGTTCCCATCATCATCCCGACATGCGTCTACATCGTCATCACCGAAGTGGCCAGCGTTCTTGAGAATCTTGCGGAAATCAATCCGGAGCTCCATGACAGCCCGATTCTCTCGCTCTTCCGCAGCAGCAAGGAAGGGAACTGATGGACGGGATCGTTTGGAAAGGAAGCCCGAACCACTACACGGGACGGAACGGCTATGGCGTCACGCACATCACCCTGCACATCATGGTTGGATACCTCGCCGGCACCGATTCCACATTCGCTAGCCAGTCGAGCCAAGCATCGGCTCATTATGGCATCGGCGCAACAGGCGAGATTCACCAATATGTCTCGGAGGCGAACGGCAGCTATTCCGACGCAAACTATGTGTCGAACAACTCGACCATCTCCATCGAGCACGAAGGCGGCATGGCCCATGGCGCGGTCTGCACGCAGGCGTGCATCGACGCAAGCGCCCGATTGTGTGCCGACATCGCGCGGCGGTACGGGTGGGAAAAACTGTGGCACGACGGACTGAAGGGCAATGTGTGGCTGCACAGGGAGATACCCGGCACCGATCACGCGGCCTGTCCGGACCTCGCGCCCAATGGCCTGCCGTTTCAGCAGGTCATCGATAAAGCCAACGCCATACTCAACGGCAAAACAACCAATCAGGAAAGGAAAGAAAACATGGCGGAAATGCTTTTCAACAACACCGACGACGGGAAGGTGTACTACTGGAACATTCTGACCGGATGTAAATACATCGGCGTGCCCGACCAGCTTGAACTTCTCAAGGCTGCAGGCGTACCGATGCATGAGACCAGCAGCAGGGGCCCATGGATGACGCGCGCCCAGGAAATTACTGATACCACGCTGGCCGCCATCAACGCCACCATCAATGCTCAAGCTGCTGCCATTGAAACGCTGGCCAAGAGCCTCGGCGCTGACCCGGACCAGATCGCGGAAGCTGTCAAGAAAGCCGTTGCCGACAAACTTGACAGCTTGCACATCACCATCAAGGCCGAGGATTAGACCGCGAGTCGGACGGCCGCCGTGGCTTCTCTCAGACGGCCGTCCGGCATGGCCACGTAATGCTCCGTGGTCTCCACCGATTCATGGCCGAGCAGTTCGGCGACCACGAACAGGTCATGAGTCGCGGCGTAGGCCGTGGTGGCGAAACGGTGACGCAGCGTGTGGGCCGCGTATCCGTCCGGCAGCAGGCGGCTGATGTGGTCCCCGATATAGGACTCTTCCACATGACCGCCGAAACGGCCGGGGAACAGATACCCCTTCGTCTCCATGACGGTGTTCGCCAGGTCGTCCGGCAACGGCACGATGCGCTGTTTGTCGCCTTTGCCGCGCACGATCAGCGAACGGCCGGCACTGTCGGCCACGACATCATCGCTATGGATGCGGGCGATCTCTCCGCGCCGCAGTCCGCACTCGGCGCCGAGCCGGATCATGAGCTTTTCCGATGGCGTGGCCTTCTGCATCGCGGCCGTGATGTACTGGTCCGGGCATGGCCGGGGATGCGCGTGGGGCTTCTTCACCCGCGGCACGTCCAGACTCGGGTCGTCGGCTCGCCGGCCGCTTTTGTGCAGCCAATGGAAAAACGACGAAATGGTGTTCCGGTACGCCTTGCGCGTTTCCGGTTTCCATTGCTGTCGCGCGAAGACCTGCACGATCTGCTCCGTGGTCACGTCTTCGGGACCTGATGGCATGAGCAGTGCCGCGAGATGCGCCATCTTGTATCGGCGGCTTTTGATTGTCTGTGCTGATAGGCCGGCCGCCTTGAGGGTGTCAATCCACCCTTCGATGCTTCTGCGCCATGGGACCGGTGCGCTGATCTTGTTTCTTATGATCCATCA